GGTATTCCTACCGCACTAAATATATCGTTTGATATAGTCATAAAGAAATCCTTAAAATGTAACTCTTGTTTACTCTCTAGCGATTCAATAGCCGTATCTCTCGGCATGTTAAATGTCTGTTTGTTAGTAGTAGCGTATATGTTTTCGGCTAACATAGTACCGAACTTATCAACTGGTACATCATCTTGGTCGTTATAGTTGCTTATCTTAGTAGCATTTTTAGCAAATATATCTTCTTCATCTGATTGTGTACCATGCTTAATATAGTAAGCTATCTTAGCCCTTTCTTCTGCACTACTAACTGTAGCCTCTTTGTATCGGTCTAGTGTTTTTGCACTTTCGATTACTGTAGCCAACATAGCAAGCCCCCTATAATCATCAAGCCTAAACTGATTGCCACTATATAGCCATGCCATCTTTTGCCCTGTTTTATTATTATACGCCTCTATTCTTTCCCAATTAAACGGCTCAAACTTTACATGGTATGCTATTGGCTTGCCTTCGCTGTTTATTTCTACCCCATCACGTACTATATTGCCATTATAAATAAAATCTGCACCTGTAATAGCTACACCTGTAGACATTGGATTGCTTACGTGCGCTCCATCTATTAACTGCACCCTTAGCGAACCATTTATAATACGCAATATTACCAACACATCGCCCCCTACCTTACCATTTACTAACGCATCATTAGCCAACTCATGTAAATTACGTTTGTTGCTGTAATCAGCAGTGCAACTATTAGCAAATACTTGCCACCTACTTTCAACCACATTATTAAATGTTTCGCTATTTAGCTTTATACCTTCAGTAGCAAGATATGATGTTTCAGGGATAGAACGCAAATCAAGCCCTTTACCTATTACCCACCTTGCAAGACGGTTAATAGCCATTGAACATATTTCACTCTCCAAATACAACTGCCACGACCTAGCCCTTAATACTTGCGTATCTAAAAAATAATCCTTTACTGGTCCGACTGCACCTGCATTTTTCTCGCCATCAAATATATCGTACTGGTAAAAACGCCTTACGGGGCGTGTGCTTGCTGCCTGTTTTTCAGGTTTTGCTTTACCAATCTCAAATCCAAATATCTTTAACATACTCTTCTAAAGTTTTGACCGTCACGTAAAATGTACCTTCTGCCGTTTAATTGTGCAAGATACCTATTTTCCATTCTCTCATACGCTATTATATCCGCTTGTATCTGTTTTGAACTGCGATACTTAGCAGCTATCTTTACTTGACCGTCATCAAGTTCGTAACTCTCATATATGCCATTCCCTGCATCGCTTGTACTTGATGCAAGGATATAAAGTTTATCTATGATTAAACGTATCTTAACCAACCTATCCTGTATGGTAGTGGCTGTTGTTACGTACATTAATGCGTTGCTATATTCTATCATAATGTTTTTATTTCGTTTATTTTAGCACCTGTAATTGTTGCTGTTGGTGGTATGGCTGCCGATAATGGTGTACTTGTAGGTGTAGTAGGAGCTGTTGATGTATGTGTGTGTGCATTAAATACAGTAACTAAATCTGTAACCGATTGCTTTAAACTGTTAAATCCTGTTTCTAGTTCCTCATACCTTACCATGTGCTTACTATCGCCCAATAACTCCAAATTACCGTTAGCCCTCAAATATACATAACCATTCTCACTATACAACCTTATACTACCAACTTCTGCAACTGCATCTTTATACACATACCCAACTATCACACTATTACCCATATCTGCCGTATTAGCATACACCGCTACCATTTCCCTAACTGGTGCGCTGTCAACTCCATACGGTAGTGCCTGTGGTATCTCCCTAGCTTTTTTAAATAGCGATACCTGTACTATTCGCCTAGTACCCCTAATTACGCTACCTAGTACATTTGCTAAGAACATTATCCAAATATATTTTTAGGCTCACCATCTGTAAACACATCAGGTAAGCAACAATTCAAAGTTAGTATTTGTTTTTCAGCATCACCGCTATATGTTGCCTCACGTATAAAAAATAATGTTTTTGTAAATAGAAAACAGTTAGGACTAATTACATTTACCATGTTATTAACCTTTGCTAATGTCTTTCCAAAATACCAGCTATTAGTTTCAATAGATAAAGATATATTTTTTAATTCTTCTGATAAAATATTTCTTGCCGTAATTGGTACATCGCCTCCTGTACTTGCAGATTGTACGCTTACATTAGGTCTATAAACCGATTGCACGTAGGGGTTAGGAATAGTAGCATCTACTACCTGTTGCACATCAACCACATCGCTTTGCTTTACAACCGATATAGTGCTGTGCATGTTTTGACCGTTGGTAACTAGCTTTATTTTAGTATTTGGATTAGTGCCATTAAATGTAAATACTGGCTCATAAGTAACCGCTACTACTATCCTTTGTGCGTTATAGTCTGCCGCACCGTCTATGTCTGCCGCCACTGGTGTAACTGTAACCGTAGTTAGTGTATCATCTGTAGTTGTTTCGCTGCCTACTCTAGCCTTTGTATATCTTACGTTTCCAAATTCATCATGTGTAAGGATAACGTGTTTCTGACTGGCTATTTTTGCTAAAAAGTCCTTTATACTTTGTGTTTCTTTAGCCTCAACATTTGCGTAATTTATATTTACATATTGCGCTATTAGTGGGTCTATAACCAACTTCAAATCAAATGGTTCTATTAACTTTTCTGTAATCTCTTTAAGGTTAGATGTAAACCATTGTTGTGGCTCTTCTAGTGGTATTTGGCAATCTTCTAATACACCTGTACGGCTATACCCTGACAATGTTATAAGTGTAGGTTCGGGGCTATCCTCATACTCAATATTTAATACCGTACCTGTTAGCAATCTACTGCCACCATCGCTGATAACTATTCGCTGATAACCTAACGGCTTATATATGCGTCTATGCGTGGCATTGTTAGGATTGTATAATACCGAAAATTGAAAATCAGATACAAGGCTATCATACCTTACTGTTAGTCTAAGGTTTGTGTATGTATCAATAACAACATCTTCAATCTTAATTTGCATTTTCGTAGTATGTGATTAACCTATCTCTTGGTATTATAAATATCTCGCTTAATCCTATCATGTTAGCATCTAACAACTCATTCAAAAACTCATCTGTAGGGTCTGCACCGTATAGCCTTTGTGTTAGGTTAATCGGGTCTGTATCTTCTTCTAATCTAAATGTAACCTGTAGCCTGCCGTCTGCCGCAACATTATAAAGATTATTTATAGCAAAGGTAATCAATTCCGTAATACCTGACACGCTATCATAATCGGGTATATACCCATCGGCACTACCACCTGTAGCAGTTTGTAAGCTATCAAGATTAATTATATAGCCGTTATACGCATTTGCAAGTATATCGGCTATGGCAATCGCATCGGGTCTATTCCTGTAACTGCCATCGGTATTAGTTACCGTAGTCTTAGCCATTGCGGTAATTATAGCCCCTACATTTGTTTCATACTGCCGCTTTTGTTTCCTGTTAAGTATAGTATCTAAACTTCTATTTAATGTATTGATTTGCTGTAAAAATAGCATCATTCTAGCCTTTACAGTTTGAGCAAAGTTATAAGGGGCTTCAATCATTCTTTGTGCTAATCTTACTGCTGCTGCTGGCTTTGCTATAAGATTGTTAAGCCCTGTATTGGCTGCCGTAAAAGCATTAAAGTACACCTGTGCATCTAATGTAGTTCCTACGCCATTTACGCCATCATTATACATCTTTGATAGATTACCCTTATACTCTTGCACATCGGCTAATGTTGGGGTCTGTATATCCACTGCATACGTATCGGCTTGCAACTTATCAATAGCAAGTTTATCCGCTACTATCTTACTTTGTGCATCTTTTTTAGTTGGTTTTTTACCTATAACCGTTGCAATCATTACCCCTGTAATATGGCTAACATTATAGTCTTTATTGTCGTATGTTAGTTCTAATGGCTGTACAAACAGTGTGCCGTACATGGGGTGCTGAACTGTCCAATACTTTGGATTACGTGCCGATTGTTTAAACCGTTCCATCAAATCCAAATGATTATCACCATCAAAAAATACATCTAATGAATACCGCTCACCCTTTACATTCTTACGCTCAACTACTGTACCTGCTACGTTTGGAAATTCAAATAACGACATATTAAACGCCTGCTGAATTTGAGTAGGTATGTACTTCGGTCGGTATTCTGCACCGTCACCCATTTTAATAACGTATGGCTGTGCCATCTTTTCAATCCAACTCATATTCTAGCTAATTGTTTTGCCGCCTCATTAATAAATATTTGTTCTACTCTTTTACTGCTTTGTTCTGCCGCCTTGCCCATAAAATGCGTAGCTGGTGGCTTTACTTGCCTATTATTTTTTTCGCTATAAACTGCCGTCTTACCTATTACAGTATTTTTGCCTTTACGCATTACTTTGTTTACTAAATATATCGTTCTCGCCCCACTACTATTTTTAATATTACCCCTCACTAATCCCCCTTTACCTGCATGAATTGCAGATTTAACAAACTTTTGTTTATCATTTTTACCGCTTGCCTTATCGCTATCAATCATCCTATCAAGTGCCGATATTCTTAGGTCTTTTCTTACTCCTTTATGCCATGATTTTGCAGACCTTGCACCCTTTAACGCTACGTAATCTCTACCGCCTATTTTGCCCCCAAACTCTTGCTGCTTTAAGTCATCTACCGCCCTACCTTTATCATTCGGTAATTGCTTGAAACCTGCTGCTGACTTCATTTGTGATATGTCGCTACCCTTTGCAAATACTACTGTACTAGCTGCTTTAAAGAACTGTGGCTTACGTTGTATAAATGTACGCTTTGCACTTTTTGGCATGGTGTTTTGTTTCACATCTAATGCCGCCTTACTCAATGTGTTTCTTATAGCATTTGGTAACGCTGATTTACGCATACGTTCTAGCCTTGCCGTATATGTTACAACTTCGCTACTATTGATATTTAGAAATACATTCATTATGTTTGCACAAAACTAAACTAAAAATGAAACACACACTATTTGCAATCGCTTTAATCTCTTTTGTTTCTTGTGGCAAACAGCCTGCTTGCCCTCCTGTTAATCCACCTGTACCTCCTAAAATAAATAGTGGGTGTTGGGTTGGTAACAACGGTGCTTTTATTTGCTTTACTGATAGTCTTTTTTCAAAAACAAATCAGTTTTTCACTCCTTATGCTATTACTGACGATAGCGTTTACTTTCTATTTAACAACACTGTTAGGGTAGCTGATTTTGGGTATGAGTTTAAAAACGACACTTTAATAGTATATCCTGTAAACCCATACCCAAACGCACCTTTTAAGTACTGGCGTTAGTCTATTCTATTTCAAAAGTTACTGATATTTGAAATATATTATTATCGACTCCTGCTGTAAAGTTTGCTTGGTCTAGTCTTTTAATGCTTAAAAAAGTAGATGCGAATTCACACACTAAAGCAGAAGAAATATCACCTATACCGCATACTTGCGTTGGTGTAATTTTTAAGTTAGTGCTTAAAAATGGAAGAGATATAAGAAACTGATTAAATGTTCCGCTTATAGTAACTTCATCTATGATGAGCTGATACTGTATAGTATTACCTGTTCTCATGTATTTATTCAGTACTACATCAGTGGGGGCTACTGTTATTGTACCTCCTACCCCTGTAAATGTTGTACCTGTTACCGCCTTCCACTTATTCACATAAATAACATTCGCAAAATTCGCAATACCTGTACCGCTTGTACCGCATGCAATTTGTAATGTTTGTACGCCATTAGTATATAATACTGGGCTAAATACCGTAACTATATCAACTAACGCACCGCCACATGGCGAACCCGCATTACCTTGTATATAATATAACTCTCCATCATACAAAGCAAAACCACTATCCGACCTAGTAGCACAACCCCATAAAATATACACCTTTGTAGGGTCATACGCACCACCAATTAAACTAACAACTATCTGTGCTGCATGGTTTCCTATAACCTTGCTCAAAGCCTCTGTTAACTGAAATCCATTAGTAGAATTATCGGCTAAACTGTTAAGCGTTATACCTGCGCTGTCTGCCAACTTTTGAAAAAACTGTTGCAAATCTGCATTACTCTTACGGTCTATAATCGTACCGCTTGGATTGTCCTTAATATCTCCGTAAGGATATGCACCACCTACCGCAACTACTGTACCGTTATAATCTGTTATTTTACGTGCCATAATATTATATATAGTTTACAAATGCGAACGCCACCGTTTGCGCTGGCTTTAATTTTAATACTAATTCCCTAAATTCAATTTCCCTATCTGCATCTACATTAGCAAAGGTAGTAATTGTGCTGCCTGCAATGTAAAATGTACTGCGATAATTTGCACCAAAATCAAAAGTGGCATCCCTTACCGCTTCTAAATTATTTGCTATAATTGTAATACCCTCATCTATCCACCCACTGCCATAAGCAGTTTCGCCATAACTAATATCACCGTAAATTGCTAACCCTATCGGAATACCTAATATATCGCTAGGTGTTTTGGTTTCCATTACCGCAGGCGAACCAACTAAAAACCTATTCTCATATAGTCGTACATCAAAACCTGCCAACCTTAACTGAAATTCAATAAATAGATAGTGCTGCCTTGCTGGCTGTCCGTTAGGGTGTGCCATCTTGCGATATATAGCTAACTTTCTATCAGTCAATGATACGGTACTATTGGTAATCATACCTAATCTACGTTCCCAATCTGTTGCATCTTGTGCCGTAAAATTAGCATTGTCAGGTATAATGCTATCCAATATACTTACGCCATCACTTGCCGCCCTTGCTAATGACAAACTAAGTGCATCGGTCAACTTCCAAAACGTACCGAGATAGGGCAATTTAAACGCCCTACCTCTCGGATATAGTAACCTTAATAACCTAAATATTCTATCTCCCATTATACGTAAGTTATTGTGTCAAGATATGGAATTTCGCCATTATCAAATTGATAGCTTGACATTATGACACCATCAACACGCATCGTAATAGTGCCAAAACTACTACCTGCCAACGCTGATAATACTATCGCACCTATCCTATTAGTATCAAATATATCGTTCCTCTCTGCCACAATGTCAATGCCTGCAATAAACGGTCTAACATCATATAAAGCCTCTGTAATAGCTGCTAATATAGTAGCTTGCTTACCTGCCGTAAGGTCTGCAAATGACGCAATATTAATATCTATCTCACGCAATACAATAGGATAAACATTTACTAAAAATACGCCTAATGGTCTACGTGAACGCTCGGCAAGTGTTAGGGTTACATCGGGGCTGGCTTCAATCACATCTTCTACATCTGTTAATATTGCTGATGTTGGTGTACCCCTACCGTCTGTACTATCTGCAATGGTAGCCTCAACATATATATCTACTTCGTTATTATTACCACTACTTGCATAGGGGTATATTTCTCTTGTACCTTGTGCATCATATCCCCATAATCTATAATCACCCTTACTGCCGCCCTGTGGCTCAATCCTATACGCCTGTATTATCTTAGTCCTGTACTCTTCAACCGTTTCCGCTGCCTGTGGTATAACTGTTTCTGTAGCTACTGTAATACCCCTATTAACATCATTAATTGGGCTTGTAGCTGTCAGTGTATTACCAACTACTAACCTACTTTCACTGCCTGCCGTTAATGCACGTATTGTTATCGTTCCTGTGCCTGCTGGCATAGTGTAGGCATTATCTAGGATAAACAAAAAACCCGCATTTAAAGCGTTGCTATCGCTTTTAAATGTTGTGCCTGCTGGTATCACTGCTGCCGTTGTGCCTGTTACCGTAGCTGTATATTGCGCTTGTGTAGCTGGGAAACGCCTACGACCTAATTTAAGCAATCCAAACCTATCAAGCGTACCGCCTTTCTCTTCGGGGTCTGCTAAGTCAGGTGCTACATTCTTTTGCACAAAACCAATAGATAAATATACTAGCTTTAACGCACCTGCATAAACCAATGCAAGTATTCTTAGTAACACCCTGCCAAATGTAGATAATGTAATACCTAACTTATTTTCTAAGTCTAGTACTATCTCATCATATATCTGTTGTTTTGTTTTTATCGTTGCCATTATTATAAGTTAGGTTGCCACATTAAAAATACTTCCTCTCCATTGATATTAACACTCATGTCTATTCTGTTCGTCTGCGGTATGCTACTGCTAACTACTACGGTAGTACTTGCAATCTGTTCTGTAAGGTATGCCAAATCATTACTAACCGACCTTTCTATCACTGGTCTGCCTGAACTACTTAACGGTGTTACTCTTAACGTTTCTTCTGTAGTAGCTGTATGCTGTTGCCCTACATCTTCGGGTAATAGTGCATTACCCCACCAATCAGCCCCACCAAAGCATGATAAGTACGGCATGTTGGTAATACCCTCAACCGTATTTATATCGCTGCCATTTAGCCTTATTTCGCCACCGTTACCACTTTCAAATATTTCTATGTCCGTCATAAGTTACCCCCCATCATTGTAGTAGTTCCTTTAACCGCTATACCTGCCGTTGCCGCTACATTAACATTGCTCGGCATATTGTTGTAAGATAACTCAATCTTTTCTTTTTTGCTGCTTTCTTGTATTCTTTCATACAATGTATTTTGCTCTGTAACCTTGCTGCTAACTGCTGGCATGGTTGCCCCTTCTTTTTCAGGTGTATATGTACCCATATTGGTGCGGAATACCTCAATAGCCATCTCGCCATTCTTAGCCCAATCAGCCCCTGTTATCTTGGCTATAATTGATAGTATTGCCTGTAGTGGGGCTAATACCACATCTAATAACACCTTTCCAATCTCTTTTATAGCACCCAATATACCACCAACCTTAAAAGCCTCTCTAACTTTATCCCAATGTTGCACCAATTTAACAATAATGTATATTAGTGCCGCAATACCTGCAATAATCCAAATAACTGGGAAACCGTAAAAAGCAGTATTTAATAACCATTGTGCCGCCTCCGCTATTCCTGATGCTATAGCCAATGCATATAACCCCCCTTCAGTAGCAAGTAAAGATGTGGCATATGTGCCATTTGTTATAGTTGCTATGCCTGCCGCAATTTCATAGGCAAATGTCCATGCTGCCGCTGCCTTAGACACCAATGATATACCCCATATAGCCGCCTTAACACCTATTAAGATACCCAATAATGGTACAGCTATATCTAATATCCATCCCATGTTATCAGCAAGCCAACCTAAAAAACCGCTTGCCATTTGCAAACCTGTACTTGTTTCATTTAATGTAGTTATATATGTAACAAATGTATTTACAGTTTCGTCTATTTTATTCCTTAGCGTATTAGTATTTTCTTTCGCCATTCGGGTAGACTCACCTACTGAATCAACCTTACTAATGTAGTCAGGCAATAAAGACGCATTTTGAAGTAATCCAGTTGCTAATGCAAGGTTTTCTTTACCAAATACTTGCATTACAGCAGATGTGTCACCCGATATTTTAGATAACTCTTTAAGCCTTTCCGCAAAGGGAACTGATGTATTAGATACTTTGTTTACATCTACACCGTATTGCCTCATTACTTCAAGAGCTTTAGGGGTTATTGCCCCCTCACCCTTAGCCATTTCGGAAAGTATATTTCTTAGTTTAGTACCCGCCTCTGCACCCTTCTCAAACTTACTCACCAACTCAATAGCAGCAATAGACTCAAGAGGACTTACATTTATGTTTGCTGCAACTGTACCAAATTTCTTTAAAGCCTCCTGAGTATCATTAATTTCACTACTACCAGCAACACTACCAGCAGCAAGCATTTCCACTAACTTCCCTGCACTTTCAGCACCTTTGCCGTATTGATTTAATATGTCAGTTACCGCATTACCTGCCGCCTCTGTTTCCATCCTTGCCGCCTTGCCTAATAATATACTTGCCTTAGTAACGTCTGATAAGTCCTTTGCATTATCTAACAATTCAGGCATGTTATTAGCTATCGAACCAAACGCCTTTACTACATCTACGGAACTTTTTTTACTTTCTTTTGCTACCTCCGCAATCTGCAATTTAAAGCCCTCAAATTGCTCACCTGTTGCACCCGTTAACGCTTTTAAATTAGCTAACTCATCCTCATAATCAAGTATAGATGTAGCACTAAATGTAATAGCTTCTGCCGCAGTAGCTACCGTAGCTATGCCTTTTGCATAATCAACTACCTCATTTGTCTTTTCACCAAACGAAGGTAACATTTTATTAAACGCCCTATCTGCCCTTGCAGCAGCTACCTCAGCATTACGTGCAAAACCACTAACAGAACTATTCATATTCTTGAATGGTGCTGTTAGCCTGTCAACTGCCGTAAATATCGCTGGTATGGTTAATGCTGCTATGTTCATTTACTTCTTTTTTGTTTGTGCTTTTATTTCATCATTAACCGCCACAATATCCTCATACCAATAATATAGCCCCCGAAAATCCCAATTATCTAAAAAAAGCCCACCTATTACGGCAGGCTTCCAATGATGCTCTCTGACTACTGTCTTTATAGCGTTGTTTATGTCTTCGGGGTTTATTGAAAAAAAGATAAAATAACACTTGGCACTTCCAAGTCTTTCATATCTAATTTCTTAGCCAATGCCACCGATATACCTGTTGCACTCGAAATCATAATACAAGTTGTCGTAAATGCGTCTGCGCTACTCTCTAACTTACCCTTTGAAATTAAACCGTCTACTTTAATCCTATTAGCATATACCAACTCTTCATAATTTGGTAGTGGCTCTTCAAGTTTTTGAACTGGGTTACCTTGCTCATTAAACCTAACCTCACCATACATTACCATTTCAATTAGCTTGTTAATCTGCTCCGTTTTACCATCACGCTTACGTGGTGCAATACGCATAGTTTCAAGCCATTTACTTACCTCTTCTGTTGCTGTGTCTTTGTTAATTTGTGTGTTCATATACTTAATTATAGTTTGATTAATTGACCTGCACCTGACATTTTAATTGTCATAGTAGCAGTATTGGTAGCGTCTTGGATATCGCCAACAAACGTACCTGTAGCACCCATTGTAACGCCCGATGCAAAGGTATAAGTAAAGTTAGCTTCTAGTGGACTAGCTGCCACCGCTACTATCTTCTGCATATCCTCAGCTACATTATCATCACTTGATATAGTAGCCTCAAACATCCAACGAAAACGATTTTTAATAATGATGTTTTGACCGCCACCATCTAAGCCGTTAGTATCGTCATTGTTACGGAAACCACCCAAATCACGAGTAGCATCTTCATTACTTTTAGCACGTAGAGAAAATACCCCTACCGTATCATGTGCTACCGATATATCGACAATATCACCACCTATTACTGCCATTGTATAATTATTTTATAGTTTGTATTATTCTCCGAAATATGAATTAGCAAATGCCATTGTACTTGATATGTTAGCTACACCTGTACGCTCATAAGCAAACTCGGTATCTAAACGATTTGGATTAGTAGAATTTACTACAACTGTAGTATTTTCTATCATGTAGCTAGCCCTTGCAATCAACGCCCTGCGCTCAAACTCATTCGCTAATGCTGCAAGTAGTTGTTTCCATTTTTTAGGGGTAATAGTATTACCTACCGCTACCTGCGCTCCATCGCTAGTTATAACCTTGTCAACTACATATAGCAATTCTCTAAGGTAGTAAGCATAACGGATATTCCAATCAACAAACAAATCACGTACAAATCTAAACTTAGGGTCTGCATCGCCTATAGGTCTGTAAGTCGTTACCATGTCTTGTATCTGATAAACACCTGCAACCAAATCAACTGTAGAACAACCTAATTTAACGATTGCATCACG